ACCAAAGTCGTAATATCTTTTTGCAGGTACTTTTTTAGCAATCATTTGACCGCCAGATAAATCACCTAAATGTCTTACATAAATGTGTGCATATAACTTTTCAGGATCATCTGTAATTGTGTTTATATGTTCTATATATTCTTTTGTACTTTGTGTTATTATAGGTTTTTCTGATTTAGTCCACAACTTTGCATAATCTTTGTGTATATTTTCTGCTCTTTGTAAACCTGGTGTTTGTCTGAATAGACCGTTGTGATTGCCCCACTTTTCTAATTCAACATAACATTGTAACTGATTATACAAGTATGTGGCATATAATTCAGGATTGATTTCACCTGACATTAATATTTTTACAAACTCTTGTCTTTCTGCATCTTTATGATGTTGCATTGTTAATTCTTTTATGTCGAGCATATGTATCGCCTTTATTTTTTAGGTAAAAATTTACCTTTTTCTTCGTCCCATTTATAACCAGTTGTAATGTCTTTGACTGTCAAATTTAATATGGAATCTTCTCCACCAGTTTCACCATAAGGCATATAATTAAATGCAATAGAATATCTTGTTTCATCACTTTCATTGATTTGTATTTTATGATAAGTATGACTTGGAAAAAGTATTATCATATCATTTTCTGGATAAAAAGTATATTGAGAAGAATTATCTATTGTATATTCTATTGGGTCATTTATACTTGGTTGTATTTGTCTGTGAACAGGAAAACTATTAAATGTTATAGAACCAGAATTTTTAGTTGTATTGATATAATATACACCACTAAACATACTGTTTGTGTGATTATGATAATCTCCAACACGAGCTGATTGCACTTTAGCTACCCAAGATGTTGTCATAATCATATTTGTGTTTTGATATTTAAATACATCATTTTTATAAATGTCAAATACATTATTAATTTTATCTTTTAAAAATTTAAATTTTTTCTTATCTAAAATATGTACATCTTCAGACCTTTCGGCTGATTGATTAGCATTTAAGATGTATTTTTCTTTTTCAATATTAGTCTTAACTTTTAAAATTTCTTTAGTATCTAACCCCAATTTTCCTACAAATACAGGAGTAGAAAATAATCTAAACAAATCAAATTTTTTTTCAGTCATAATATTTCAATATCCTTCAAAAGTAATTTATATTTACTAAATATCTATACGGGTAACCCGTAGTATGTTTAATAGTTCTATGTTTTATATCAAGCACGTTTTCTTTTATTTTTTGTTTTTAAACCAACCAGGTAGTCCTAAATGAGGTCTACCATCATATATGTTATCATTAGATCCTTTAGTTGTTTTATTATTGTAATGTAAGAATACTTGAGCACAATCTTTTCCGTTAAAAGCTTCTCTCCAATGTTCGCAAAGATTTCCTTTATAAACTAACATATCTCCTGGTTTTAAATTTATTTTGATACCTTTTGTATTATCAGAAACGTATTCACCTTTTTTTAGACCACCTTTTTTAGAATCTTTTTCTAAATAAATCGGCCAAGGATCACCACCTAGATTTAAGGTAGTTGATATTTCACAACTAAATCTATCTTTATGTCTTTTTAATTCATCGCCATTTTTATATATTCTAGCATAAGCATATGTAGGTATTAATTTTAATTTTGTTTGTTTTTCCATAATTGATTGAACTAATAATAATAAAGTTTCCATAGCTATATCACCATAATGTGAATATGTATTTGGCACTTGTTCATCATTCCATACTCCCCATTCTGTTGTAAATGGCGAAATAAATCTTGTGTCAAACATAGTACGAGCAACTTGTTTTTTCATTAAGAAATAATTATAAACAAATTCTGCTACTTTTGGTTCTATAGCATTTTTTATTACTATAAAATTATTCTTATCAAAACTCATATTTTTCTCCTTTTATTTAAACGGATATCCTAAATTCCACATCACTAAAGAATATCTAGTTCCTTTTGTTACTGGTGTGACTCTATGCCATACAAAACTTGGAAAAACTACAATAGAACCACGTGGTCTTATTTCAATACACTCTTTTGTAGTCTTGCCTTTTTTCCATTCGGTATCCATTGAATTTCTAAAATCAAACTCTAAATTGCCACCATCATATTCTGTAGGGTCGTTTAAGGAAATTGTAACTGATAATTTTCTAATTTTACCGTGAGAATTAGGTTCATCTGGTTTATTATAAGGAACATCCCAACTATCACAATGCCAACCGTAATATTGACCTAATCCATATTTTGTAAATTGACAAGACTCTGACCAGTCCCATTCAAAGTTCCAACCAGCTTTTTCATTTGCTTCATTTATATATGGATGTATTTCTTTGTAAATCCAAAGATCATTCATCCAGACAATATCAGATTTTCTTTTTTTTTGAATATTTTTTATATCTTTTTTACTTAACTTACCTTTTTTATTTTTTATATCTTCAGCAATACCAGTTTCACCCATTGTAGTTTGATGTATTTTACCGTATTTCATTATTTCATCACAAAGTTTTGAAGATAAAGCTGATTGAAAATAATAATAGTAATTTTTTAAATTCATTTTATTTTTTCCTTAATTTCACATATTTATATACTTATATTAAATGCTATAGAAATTCTATCTTCTCTCTTATTTAAATTAGGTTTAACGCTATGAAAAGCCCAACTAGGAAATAAATATAATAAGTTTTTTTTTATCGGTAATGTATATAAAACAGAATTAATATTGTTATAATTTTTTATAATTTCAGGACTCCAATCATAATTTATATGTGATGAGGGATTTATAAATTCTAAATTTCCACAATTTTTAGGTGTCTTTAAATAATAAACTCCTGAAAATAAATTTTTAGGATGATTATGAGAAATATTATAATCTTTATATTTGTTAATATTAAACCACATAGATTGTATTTTAAAATTGAGAGATGATTTAATACCACAATCTTCAACAAAAGATGATAAATGATATTTTATGTTTTCTTTCAATGAATTTAATATTAAATTGTTTAAATCTAAAATAGGGCTGTGCCATCCTCCTTGATTTGAAACAAAAAGTCCTTGATTTTCTTTTTTTAAATTATAGCAATAAGAAATTAATTGTGAATTATCTATTTTTAAATTAACACTTTTTATAGGTATGCCAAATAATTGTATATTGTAGTTTTGTTTATCAGAAATCATAATATATAAATCCTTAATATTTATACCATATCTAAATATATTCAAAAGTCATAGTTAAAATCAAACTCAATTCATCAGAATTATTAGTTAAATTATATCTTAAATTAGAAGGAAACATAACAAATTGATTATTATTAAGAGGAATATCCCAACTTCTGCCTTTTCTTCTATTGTCATTATAGAAAATTTTGATATCACAATCTTTAACATTTACTCCGTATAATAAAACATAATCTGGTGAATGTCGCAAATCAACAGGATCAACTTGTAAAAAAGTTTCTGTTTTTTCTCTTGGTTTACAAATATGGCCAAAAATATTTTTCTGTACTAATGAAAAATCATATTTTAATTGTATATGTTCTTGTAAATAACATATCAACATATCTAAATTTTTAGAAAATGGAAACTGTGTTTTTTGAACTATTGATGATATTATATCAGCACTTAATTTTTTTTGATTTATTTCAAATCTTTTAGGCATTTCAACCTTTCCATAATATAAACTTTTTTCAGATAATATAATTTTTTTCATAATAAAACATTTTTAAATTAACTCAATTTATTATTTCTCAATACCCAACCTGTTGTGTTATCATTTAAATAGTCATCTTCTTCCCAAAAATACATCCAAGCGTGTGTAAGATTATCATTTTGGTTTTGTTGTTCATCTGTAAGACTAGGTGCTAAACCCAATGGAGATTGCCATTGAGCAGTTGAAATATTTTTTACCCAACTTGCGTGTGGTTTTTTAGGCCAAAAGATTTCATTATCTTCGTCCCAAGTAAAACCGATACCTGCATAATTTCCTCTAAATGCTTTTGATTGATCTGAACTTAAAGATCCGTCATCATTATAGTGTTTATTAGCTTTAGTATGATATGATGTTTGTATCCATAATTCTCTAGGCCAGTTATTATGTAATTCTAAATACTGTTGACCAACAGACTCATCCACCTGATTATCAGCATTCAATATTAATTCGTCTTCCACGGTATGTACAGATAAAACTTTATTATTTAATGATATTTTTGCAAAATGAGCCATATTTTTACCTATTGAAATTTATATCTTATTATTACAACACCAGAAGAACCATTTCCTCCAGAGTTATTACCTGAAGGACCTGTTTGAGCTCCTCCTCCACCCATACCTCTATTTGTACCTGGTGCAGAACCTCCGTTAGCAGTAGGACCACTTGCACCATTTCCAGCACCTGGATTGCCTCCAGGACCAGGACTGTTTCCTGCTCCTCCGCCACCAGCTGAATAGACAACAGGACTTCCTGAAATAGTATTTGTATTTCCACTACCACCTGCTGCTCCAGATCCTCCACTTGCATTACCGCCTGATCCTGCTATGCCGCCACCGCCGCCACCTGCGACAGGAGGATTTTGTGGAACAGCAGCGCCTGTACCACCTGGATTTCCTTGAGGGGGACTTACTGGTGGAGTATTACCCGTACCTACTGAAGCAGGTCCTGGATTGGCAAAGCTTTCAGCTCCGCCACCACTACCTCCTGGAACTGCACCTGGAAAAGCACCTCCACTATAAGAATTTCCACCGCCACCACCTGTTGATGTGATAGTTGAAAATACTGAATTTCCTCCTCTGCTACCTGGACTACCTAAACCTGGACCGCCACCACCACCGGCACCACCTACTGAAATTGGATAACTCGTTACTGAAACAGAAAGTCCTCCTGTCGCAGGAGAAGGAAAATTAGTACGATAACCACCAGCACCGCCTCCTCCACCGGCTGTATTTACTTGACCAGAACCGCCGCCGCCACCACCTCCGGCAACAACTAGATATTCAACTGAATTAGAACCTCCTGATGTTCCTGCACCTGTAACTGTAAATGTTCCTGGTGAATTAAATGTATGAACTTTGTAATCACCTGAAGTAGTTATTGTACCACCTGTAGCAGCTACAAATAGACTATCCACACCATTTACTTTAAATTGTCTTGTTACTGTTTCGTTATCTGTAACTGCTTGAACAGTAAAAGTATATTCTGTTAACGAACTTTGACCACTAACTGTTCCTGTAAAAGTACCGTTTGTTGCTAACGACATTCCTGATGGTAAAGAACCTGCTGAAATTGTGTGAGTAATTGTATCACCGTCAGCATCTGTAGCAGCAACTGTAGTTAATCCGCTAAAATCTGTTTGACCGTTTTCAACTGATCCAATATTTGTATCAGCTGCTGTTGCAAAAGTTGCTGGAACATTAACATCTAAAGCACTTGCTAAAGTAGCTGCAAGACCTGAACCGTTTGTTAATTTAATTGCATATGGGTCATTTGCTTCTAAAAAATCTGCTCTTGTAACTGTAACTGTAAATGAAGATGAGTTTGTTCTTGTAATTGTTTGAGTTGTAACATTATCACCACCACCTTCTGGTTCAAAAACAACAATAGCTGATGTAGTATCAAAGTTACTACCACTAATTACGATAGTTGCGTCACCACCTGCTGTATTGTCAATAACAGTTGATGTTACTGAAGAACCACCATCAAGTGTAAAACCTGAAATAGTCGGTGGAGCATCAATTGACTTCCAATCTGTACCATCATAGTATTCAGCAAGGTTTGTATCGCTATTAAATCTTAATTGCCCAGCTTCATTAACTCTTTGAGCTTCTGTGCCTGTAGGCAATTTAATACCAGTTGTTCCTGTGAACTTTCTATTTTTACCTGTAATATCTCTACTATCTGCCATTGTTTTCCTCTATAACTCTATTTATAATATTTATTATAATACTTCAATTAGTTTCCAACCGTAAGTCGCACCAGTGTAAACTAGTCCTAATGCACTATCTTCGGTTGATACCGTTAAATCTGCAGCCGCACCGTTAATATTATTACCATTTCTACCAACTGTTAAGTTGTTAGTGTCAAATGTGCTAGCTAAGTCAAGTAATCTTACTTGGTCTCCAACTTGTGGAGAAGCAGGCAATGTAATTGTTACTGCGCCGCCTGAAGTATCTACAAAATATCTATCATTTGCAGCTACTGTAATACTTGTACTTGTTGAAGCCCAAGGATTACCACCACCTAAACCTGTCCATTGTGTTCCGTTATAACCTTCCCATGTTACTAGTGTTGAGTTATATCGAATACCACCTGTAAATAAGTCGCCACCTGTAGGTCTTTCACCTGTTGTACCTGTTGGTGGTACAAAGTGGCCTGTTCCCATATTATCTCTAATTAAATGTCTTCTAACAGCTCTTTCTGTTGGAACTGCCGTATTACTATCACCTTGCATAGTTTCATCTGTACTAAATTCATTAATTGTCGCACCTAATTGAGCACCAATAGAACCTAGTTGTAATTCAGTCAAACCTGAAAGGTCAAATGCGTCTGCATTAAGAGTTGCAATACCAGTTGCCTGTTCAATTCTGAATAAGTCACCAACTCTAAAGTCACCTTTTTGGTCAGAAGCAACAAAGTAAACACGGCCACCATTTGTTTCATCAACTTCATCTTCTTGTGAAGCTGCTTGAGTAACACCAACAGAGTCTGGATAATTTGTATCTGCAAAACCACCTGTACCAATATCTAAGAAGTCGTGTCCTGTCAATCGTACATTTGAAAAGTTTTGTGTTACATCAGCAGATGTGTTATCTGCTTTTTGATTTAATGTTGTAATACTTTCTGTTAATCGTAAAAGTGCTGTTTCACCTGAAGTATCTTCTTCAGAAACAAGTGATATTCTGTAATATTTACTATCACCTGTAAATTTAATATTTGTTCCTACTGAAATTAGTCCAGCTGAAGTTAATGATGTTGTACCTGATTTAACTGCAATCAAAGGACCAAGTTGGCCTTCTTGTGCAGCTGAACTATCACCAAATGTGCCATCTAAATCAACTTGAAATGTTGAACTATTATCTTTTGTGATTGTTACAGTTTCACCTTGTTGAAAATTGCCTGTTCTATTTTCAATATGTAAATAATCTAAAGAAAGGTTAACTCTAAAAATTGTAGCAGTTGCACCTGAAGTATCACCTACAATTGCAGCCGCTGTTGGTATTC